GCACTTTGTTGCGACTACTCTTGATCGACCCTCTTCATATCCTAAACGTGTCTTTCCATCAAAGTATTGTTGGCTTAACGTGCGTTCAGGCACTATTTCTGAATCAATAAAATCTACGGCATCCTCAATGGCTGTGCTAACGATAGATTCTATTTGACCTTCATCTAAAGGCTCTATTTCTGCCAAAGATAACTCCATCTGTAAAATGTTGCAATTATATCACTACTTAAGTGACTTTACTATTTTATAATCTTCACGTTTTTTTTCCTTCTGGAATAATCTGACAGAAGGGCTTTGCTTGATAAACTTGAGGAAATGTTAATGCTTTTTCTGCTTTTTGTATGGATGACTCAAAACACTTTTCTTTTGTTGGGTGTAGTTCTTCGCCTGTAATTAAGACGCAACTTTGAGCCATTGGAGAAGAGCATAACAATATAAGAACCATCCACATCAAATTGCCATTTCAAAATGAGGGCAATCAATAAATGGCCTTCTGTTTTGCGATCTTCTAAGATCAATATACTCATTCATTAATTCTTCAGAAGTTCCATCGTGATCTGTTAAATTTTTATGCCATCCAGCACCCCATTTTATAGGGCAACCAATTGCTTTTGCTGATGCTTTTACTGCATCTGCAATTTCATCATAAACTTCGACTTCCCAGCATACTTCACCATCTATATAAGCGACAAGATCAACAGCGTGTCCTGTAAGATGTTTGCTTTTTAATGTTTGAGATCTTTTTTGTTTTAATAATTGTTTTTGACGCTCTAAAGATCTAAGTCCTTCTGTAACGCCAAAATCTACAGTCGTTTTTATAATCGCATCATGTACTACCCTATTTAGCATTGGGTTTACACCATGAAGTTTTGATAAAGATTTTTGACTTAGTTTGAATGCCATGCCTATTCCTTCCTTTTATCCTATCAATTGGTATTCGCCTTTGACCCAACCAATTATTTTGATAACGAAAAATCTCACCACTTTTTGCAACTCCAATATCTTGCGCTAAGTTTCGAGGGTGGACTTGAGTCGCATCTGTGTCTTGCTCTGAAACTTTTTCGTCTTTTTGGGTCATTTTTTTTAATACTCATGTTGGGATCACCAAATCGCACTAATTTAACTTGGCTACCTTGCTTGGCTAACACAGCAAACTTTTTACTTTTGTTTGGGGTTCTTTTGGGTTTGTTGTAACCAGAAAATCTTTCACCCCTGTACTCAATACTCATTTTTTCTTTTTTGGTTTCTTTGCTGTTTTAGCTGATTGAACAAACGCCTTTTTTGTAGGCGCACCTTTAGATCCCGGTTTACGCATTTTTTCATTGCTACCGGCTTTTATTCTTTTTCTTTTAGCGTGAATATTCGCATATAATCCTTTTGGCATTACTTCATTCCTTTCGTATCAGTACCTTGTTTTTTGTCATAAGATCTCATTGCCCCTAGACCTAACATTCCCATTAAAAGAGGCATCATCATGCTCATGTCAGCTTGTGGAATTGTAATCCCAAAACCAGCGCAAATTGGGCTTACTAAAAAATTTACACCCATACCTAAAACAGCAATATAGCCAGCTAATGGTCGCCAGCTTGATTGAAACCAATTACCTTGAGCATCAGCTTTTAAAACTTCAATTTGAGCAATTGTTTCTTGATGCGCCATTTGTGCTATATCTTGGGATATTTTTCTTTTTAAATCTGCATCAGGAATAGCTTTGTCTAACAGCTTTGCAACCGGTGCTACCAAATTCATAATGCTCATTGATAAATTCCTTCTAATGTATTTGCCCAACTATCTTTTTCTAAATTTTCAACAAGAAATTTTGCCTTTGCGATACGCTTTGTTACTTTTTGTTCTACTTCAGATATTGGCTTAAAAAGTACACGTTCCAAATCACTCGCCACAAAAGCAACAGCATCACAATGTTCAGAAGTTAATGGGGTTTTCTTTCCACCAAACGCAGTAAAAAACTGATACCCTTTTTGCCTTCCTGTACCATCTTTTGTTTTGTATTTAGAACTTTTAACTTGCAATCTAATTATTCCTTGATGCCCACGATCCACAACAATATCGACAGTGCCTAACCTGACTATTTCGCATTTTTCGCCTAATTTTAATAAAGTAGATGCACATATATGTTCACCTAACTGACCATTTGTAATATTATCATTGACCACATTAACGCCTCATGCTTTGCTCAATACGATCAAGCTTTTGGTTAATATCTTTAACGTGTTCTTTTATTTCTTTGATCTCTCGATCATGGGTTAAATTTGTTTGTTCAAATAATTTTTCTAAAACTGTAATTTTTGTGTAATGAGTGACTTGCTTTTGGTGCATCCACCAAACAAACCCACCTACAGGAAGAACAACGTATGTCATTATTTGTTCTATCATTTTCCAATTTTTCTCATTGTCATTTTGTGAGATTCTGTAAAAGTTTTTCCAGCCCTCATTAGTTTACGCATATTGGTCATATGTTTGCTGGTATGATGTTGAGAATGACGTTTTAAAGTTTCTTTTTGTCTTTTTGTTAATTCAGCCATTTTTCCCCTTACCACTTAAATAATAAACTTTATTTTTTTGAAATAATTTATCTATTAAATTAATAAACCAATTCATTTTTTACTCTCCGATTGACCTAGCCAAATAGCGAAACAGCCTGAAAAGCATCCAAAAATTATCGATGCAAAAGAAGTTTGATTAATGGTTGGATCTGGCAAATTAATCATCCAATTTGTCACATAAAAAGCCATAATTGTTATTGCAAGCATCATTAGTCTTGGAATAATGCGCCACTTATCAAAGAAAACACTCATGCCTGTTGCTCCTTTAAATATTTTGCTAAAAATACAATGCCTAACGCACCGGCAATAAAAAAAATACCTATGAAAATTACACCAAAAATAGTGTAGAGCGTGTCACGAAATTCGGCTTTACGCTGTAATTCCTTCCGATATTCTGCACGCTCTTCTGCTATCATTTTTTGTAAACTTTGCCATTGGCTCATATTACCATACAGCATAAAAGTTTCACGCAATTTATCTCTGGCTTGTTTCAATTCTTCCTGTTTAAAAAACCGATCTATTGCCGTACTTTCCACACCAGAAAATTTAGCCAAAAAACTGTTTTTCTTACGTTGCGCCCCAAAGTTTAATTCAGCCTCTGCCTTGGCATATTTTTGTAAGGGTACTGATAATGAAGAAATATCTTTTCCTGCTTTGATAGCACTGGAAATCGCGCCTGACGCACTTGTAATAACAGCAATGCAGGACATAGGGTCTATCATTATAAATCTAAAAGGCTCACTTTTTCTTTTTACTTTTTGTAGTTTTTTTCTTATCTTTTTTATACTGAGCCATACCTTTTGCAGTATAAGCGTACTTCTTCCCACCTAATTTTGGCATTATGCTACTCCTTGTAAGTTTCTTTTTATGGGTTGATTCCAACGGCTCAAATGACCACCCCTTAGAGCCACAGCACTGTCATGGCTCATCGTCAGTACAAGGCTGTCAGCGCGATCAGGGCTAGGCAATCCACGCTTTCGCATTTCATCCTTACTCTCGATCTTTGCCTTGCCACTGGAATTAAATGAATAACGTACAGCAATCATTTCATTGATTAACTTATCGTCATTCGGTAATTTACAATCACGATTTTCTAAAAAGGCTTTCAGCTTAAACCATAATTCAGCACGCAAATTTATATAATTGGTTTTCATCGCTGGACTTTCAGACACATTAATGCCTATCGCTGGCAATCCTAATTCAGACAATCGATCTACACAGCCACTCCCCAAGCCAATACTATCAATAAAAATAGATTCAGGCTGTGATGCAGGGTGCAGAGCGTCATATTCTGCCTTAACACGACCACATAACTGCATCAGGTCTAAACCCTTCCACGTCATCACTTCGGTCACTGTGTTGCCTTTACGCTTGCACAAAGCGGAAGCATCATTGCCGTACCGGCTTACATCCAGACCCCAGACAGTCATTGCCCCTGGATTTTCCTCAATATCCCTGTCAATTGCTGATTTGCACAAATGATATGGAATAATCGTATTATCATCTACACTTGGAAATTCACCCAGCACACGCACAGCAAATTCTGGACTTTCTTCGCCATATCGCTCAATCATCTCATTGACAAACTTATCGCTGACCAATGGTGAATCGATGCATGACCATGTACGTGTCCACCATGTTGATTTAGGGTTCATGTGACTGTCGTAAAACGTACCTGAAGATTTCGTGGGGTTTGACAACATCAAGGTTGTACAATTTTCCCCGGACATAGACCCAGCACCCACCTCAAACGTCTTTTCATGCACACCTGATGCCTCATCTGCGATCAACAGCACACAACCCCTGCCATTTTCGCCTGGTGCTTGGTGAACCCCAGCAAACGCCTCTGGCTGTTCTGGTCTAGCTACCTTCGCACTAATAAAGCATTCAGAAGGCGCAGAAATTAACTCAATCCTGTCCGACTTAACATTAATCAAACTACGCAAGGGTGTAGGTAATTTATTTAAATTAGATTTTAATTCCGACCACAGCGCATCAAATAACTGGGTCTGGGTGGGGGATGTCACTACAATCTTTGCCTTGCGTGTAAACAAATACCAAGTCATCAACCAACTAGCGCATGAACTCTTACCAGTTCCATGACCAGACTTAATACTTAACCTACGTGTTCCCTTATTCACCTCATTCAGCAATTCAGCCTGATAATCAAACGGCTCAATATCCAGCACTTCAGACACAAATAAAACCGGGTCATCGCTGTATCGATCTAAAAACTCTGCAAATGGATTAGTGGACATACCCATCCCTTAAATGTGGAAATAAATCTTCTAATGCCTCTTCAGTCGCAAATTCTAAAATGGCAGTTGTCAATTCCGGTGCTTTGCAAGTTGACATAATCGTCACTAAATCATTCTTCACACCCAGCATCACGATTTCGTCATACTGGTGTTGCAGGAAATCGTGCAGATTATTTGTTTTCAATAGTTTTTGCATGGATCGGTTTCTTTGTTAACGCATCGAGATGCAAATCACCCACGTTTATTGTTACTGCATTTTGCCGTTGCCCATAATTTTCAGGATTTTCGCACCCGGCTAACCATCTTCGAATATTTGCCTGTTCCCTTGCCTTTGTGATCTCATTCGGGCTGGCATCAACTCGATCCACAATATCCAACGCTTGTTCTGCATAAGCATGACTGCGCTCTCTCTTGGCGTACTCCAGCAATGCCTTGGTTTCAGGGTTTTTGTTCAAGGTATGGGAAAGCATCCTTCTAGACACATTGTAATCTTTTGCAATCGAGGTCATGGTTTCGCCATCAGCAATGCGCTCGATTAACTTCTCGATACCACCTGATTTCTCAATATCGGCTAATAGCCGTCTTTTCATGGGTTGTCCTGCCATGTGGTAAATATATGACACATTGCTGAAATGGCAAAGAACCAAATCTTCACGCTGTCAGTCATTTTTTACCTACACCTACGCCTATCATACCCCTCCCCACCGGGGGGTCATTTTGGTCTATTTTGCCTAAAATTGGTACACTTCCGGCACTTTTTTATGCGTTATTGGTGTAACATAATACCCATAATATTGTACCAATATAAAAGCTAATAAAAACAATGACTTATATATATAAAAAGTTACATAATGTGTATTATGCGTCAAAGTATTATCTTTGCCTCGCATGAGCAATGTTTGCAGTCAGTGCTACTTTTCTAGGTTTTTCTATTTCGTAACGCCACAATTGATATTCATTATCTGCAATCTTAACAGTTTCACGCTCTAAAGGATTGTTGTATAATTGATACAGTGCATACCTAGCACGACCAATATTGTCCTTATCGCAAGTCACAAATGTATTAGGTTTCAAATCACCAAGAATGCCGAACCATTTGCCTCTGTCCTTCCCGGTTAAGTATGGCTTATGATCTTTAGTCATTACCATCGTAATCACCTTTAAAGCTCTCAATGTTCTTTACAATACCCTTCTGATACTTCTCATGCTCACTTAAAGCGACCATAATACCTGAATAGCAGATAATATCCTGCATAGAATCCTTGTGATCAGGTGATTTCATTAATCTTGCTAGTTTCAGTGCAATTAGCAAAGTTGTTACGTCTACAGTCGTTAAATCAGCACTAAGCTTAGTTCTGAGTAAAGTATTCCATAATGTTTTGATATCTTCGTGATTATCGATTGCATTGCCATAACTAGACCCTCGATCATTGATCAGTTTACTAGCCTCAACAATCTCTTCTCTTATTTTCTTTTCAATATCCATTACTGCTCCTTTTCAATTAAATGCTCTGGAATGTATGCCAACGAAATTGGTCTATTCTTATCGTATGTCTTATTTGCCCTGTAATACTTGCTGGCGCAGATATTAGAACAAAAGATCTTTCTAATATTCGCATAGCCAAATTGTCTGCCACAAAACACACAATGCTTTTTGCCTTTAAAGTTATCTACTCTCATATTTCTGCCTCAAAATGGTATATCATCGTCAAAATGGTCTTCCAGTCCTGTAATAAGCGATCCCGGAAACTTACATTTCGTTTCTATGACAGCTACAGGCAAACAATTGACAAGAGCCTCTAATGAGATCCATGCCTCGTTATCTGCCCATGTAGCCGGCATATCCTTTAAATCCTGCACAACATTGATTTGTACTTTTCCCCTGTCTTGATGCTTAGTCACCCAAACAGTTGTTGGTATATGTTTGACCCCTAATGCAACCAGAGCCTGATCTAAAGCTTTCCATGCCCTGATCATGGCTCTACCCTTATCAAGTATCATCTTACTATCACCTGACCTCTTAGCCTCTTTAAACATCTTTTCCTGCGCAAGGAATGCCTTCCTCAGGCCATCGTCAACCTTCTTGAGATTAGCCTCAATAAGACCAAACTTACGCTCCATCATATCGGCAATCGATTTCAAGTGATCAACTATACTTTCAGCCTCGTTTTCGGTGTATCTTGAGTACATATTTTAACCTAACATAAATGTAACAAACGTGTTTTCTAGTGAGGATTTAGTGAGGATTAGTGAGGAAACTAGTTCTCCTCACCTCACTAATCTCCCTAAAGGTAAAAGCCTTTCGTGAGGAGATAGTTCGTGAGGTGCGTTTAGTGAGGAACTAGTGAGGATTAGTGAGGAACTCATAGATCTTCCCTATTACTTGAGCCATCCATAAATCGATCAAAATCACCCTTGGTTCTGCGATAATTTACGACCCCAAAGTTGACCTCTAACAAATAACAAGTAGAACAAACACATTCGTCACTTGGGAAATTTAACCATACACTTGCCGGCTGTTTTCTGCACCGGTCACAAGTATATTTTGGTTCTCTCTTTGAGCCTAATCCTGACATAAGACAGCACTCCTTTGTTGACCAGCGACATATTCCATTTTGCCGTCTTCCACTAAAGATTGTCTTGCCCTGCGTATTGTCATTAAATCTAGATCCAACGCCTTTTTGACTTCTGTCATTGTGGGCGCATACCCATTTTCATCAATATACTTCTTATAGAAATTAAATATGTGTTTTTGATTTGGACTTCTAAATTGCATCACAAACTCCAGTCTGTCTTAAATGTTAATGATTTCTGACGTTCACTACGTGCTGGCTTTGCCGGTATAATCTTTTCAGGTTGTGCCTTATAATGGCGCATTTTGCGTTCCACAGTGAAAATAGGTATACCCAAATCATTATTAAACACGCCCCGTTCATGTAGACCCATCTTGTCAATAATCTGCGCCTCAAGCTGTTCAACAAGTGCAGATACCTCTTTTTGCGCTTTCTTAGCCTCGTAGTAATCCTCTGCAATTGATGAATCATTGCCGGCTAAATCAACGCAAGGTAAATCCTCTTCAACAACAGGATATGCGCTGGATGCCTCTTTAACGCTGTCTGATGGGTAAAAGTCAGGTTGTTTAAGCCTTTTGTAGAAATCATCGCAAGCATCAATTATCTGCTTTTGCATTTCAGCATCAGGCTCATAAACATATAAAGCTAACTGAGATCCCTGATAAAGTGTGGCTATAACGCCCCAGGATGCCCAAGGACAGCACAAAAACTGTGCTTGCAGTTGCCATACCCCACGCCAACTTGGTGGCTCTGCGCTGAAAAATGAGCGTGTATTCTTAGCCTCAATGATGCCTTTGCCCTGCATCTCTAAATATACCTGACCCTGTGGTAAGAATATATTATCTGTTGGATATATATTTTTTGATTTAATACAATCTAATATTCCATCTAAACTGCATTCTAAGAAATTTTTGCCATAACTAAATACTTCTGTAATTTCAGTGTTGACCTTACAGCCT